TCATGAGCCCCCCGTCTGGAGGGAGAAGGCTGATAATGTGAAGCAAGGAAGCTCTGATACCATGCACCCTAATAGTTCAGGGATGCTGTCTAGAAATAAGTTTGTAAACTCTAATGCTTTGGCAGTGTATAACGACATGCTTAAAGCTGGAGTTGCACCTGAGCAAGCTAGGATGGTTCTTCCGCAGTCTATGTTCACAACTACTGTAACTACGGGGACGTTGCTGGGCTGGCACCATATGTGGAAACTAAGGACTGAGAAGCACACTCAGCTAGAGGCACAGAAGTATGCCAGGGCTATCGGTGATATCATGAAGATTATCTTCCCTTACAGTTGGGAGGCACTATGCCTACGCTAGTGATTGGGGACCTGCACTTCAATCATACTCCCAGGGGTATGATGGAGGCGCAGCTAGAAACTGTTAAGAAGATTGTAGAGCGGGGCATTGTAAAGCACCGATGTGATTCTGTAATTTTCCTGGGGGATCTGATGATGCACCGTTCCCCTCGCCCTCCTGTGATGCTATCCCTTAAGTATTTAATGGACTGGATCACCGAGGAAAAAGGTCTGCATGTTTATATCCTAAGAGGAAATCATGACAGCTATAATAAATCAGACGATGGGGTTACCTCTTTGTCTCTCCTTGAAAATGATAAGGTAACAGTATACACGCAAACATATTACGATGAGCAGAATAATTGGACGTTCATTCCCCACTACGAAGATGAGTCGAGGATTGAACATGATTTGGGTGCTGCCAATCCAGGTAGTTTTGTCTTTGGTCATTTTGGTTACGTCGGTTCTCTTAACTCTGCTGGTGACGCCGACTTTGGCCTTCAACTGGATGCTTTCAAAAACCGTACTATACTTGGGCACATTCACAAGCATACAGAAGACGGACAAGTTACAGTCCTGGGAACACCTTACTCAACAAACTTTGGAGAAGCTGGAAAAGATTGCTATTACGGAGTTATCACAAAGAAAGGATTCAAGAAATACCCAATAGACTTTGGCGTCCGCCATTTAGTAATTGATTATGAGACAGTTAAAAACAACATCGACTGGATTAACCAAGAGGACTGGTTTACGCTGCTGCGGGTTACTATTAACTCTCTGGAGGAGGATTCGCATGTCGCTTGGACATGTGACGGCCTCAATGTGGACTTTCTGGAGATAAAGTATGTTCCTCTCCTAGATGATCGTGATGTCTTCGATCCTCAGCCAGGGGTGATATCACTACAGGTCAACGACGATCTGATTGAGCAGTATCTTAACGCTAGTAACACAAAAATAAACAAAGACGTTCTTCTCGAAGGGCTAAAGCTTATCCATGAAAATCAAAAGAATAGAGATCAGTAATTTCTACTCTATCAAAAATATAGAGTTCGATATTGGTGGTCTCGGTGAAGGGATCGTCATGATCGAGGGGAAGAACAAGGACACCAAGGGGTCCAACGGCTCTGGCAAGAGTGCTATGATTGAGGCTCTTGTTTGGGGCCTTTTTGGTAGGACCATTCGTAAGTCTACGGAGGAGGCTCTCGTCAACAACAGGACGAGGAAGAACTGTGTTGTTCGTATTGAGGTCAACGATCTTGTAATCGAGCGAGGCAAGCGCCCTACGTTCCTTCGCCTGTACAAGAACGGGGAAGAGATTACCACGGACAACGCAACCAATACCCAGACGTTGATTGATGAGCTACTGAACACAAATTATAAAGTGTTTCTTGCATCTACAATCTTTGGTCAGCAGAATAACATTGAGTTCCTGACAGCCACTCCTGATGATAAGAGAACTATCATCAAGAACTTCCTTAACCTGGATGACCTATTTGCTTTGCGCGATTCTGTGAAGTACCTCAAGTCAGAATATAACCAGGGAGCGAAGAGGCTGACAGCGATTCTAGAAGAGCACCAAAGTGCGGTGGATACTTATGATGCAGAGATTAATGGGGCTAAAAGATTGCTTGAAGAAATTGATCCAGAGCTTATGGACAAGTGCAGAGATCTTACACTTGCGGAAGTGGTAGCTGTAAACGAGCACAATCAACGCATCGACTGGGAGATAAAGGATGCCGTGCGGACGCTCAAAGGCGAGCAGAAGCGAGCACAGGACTTCCTAGCGAATGCTAGGGCGAAGACCTGTAGATCATGCGGGCAGAAGGTCAAGGAGGCTATGGATGAAGGCTCTCTAGCTGATAAAATGGCGGCATTTGATGCTGAGATTGAAAGTATTCAGAGGGATCTAAAGGAGCTAAACGAAAGCTACAAGGAGGTGGTGGTTGACCCTAAGGACTACAGCCTAGTAACTGAATACAAATCTATAGAAGATAAGATCCGATTCCTTGAAGGTCAGAAGGAGCAGACTCTGGAGAAGCTACAGAATGTTTACGATGAGCGTGGTGATTACAATACCAACTACGAGATCATGAAGTTCTGGGAGAAAGCATTCTCTGAGAATGGCGTGGTAAAATTTGTTATCAGAAATGTCCTTGAGTATTTCAATGCCAAGGTTAACTTCTACCTGTCACACCTGTCCCAAGGTAAGTTCTTTATTGAGTTCGATGAATCTCTGTCGGAGACCATCACTCACAAGAACCATACCATTCACTACATCTCTCTATCTGGAGGAGAAAAGAAGAAGATCAGCCTAGCTGTGATGCTGGGCCTACAGAGCCTACTGAAGATCTCGAACACCGAAGACGTTAATATTATGTTTTTCGATGAAATCGCTGAATCTTTGGATGCAGAAGGCATGGAAGGACTCTACATACTACTCTCAGAACTAAAGAAGTCTAAGACTTTGTATGTAATTACTCACAATAATTACCTCAAATCTTTAATGGACAATGCGAAGACCGTGACTATGATAAAGTCCAACGGAACATCTAAACTATCTATAGGAAAATAATTATGGCAAATGCAAACCTCGACCCTCTCGGTCAATCAATTTTTGAATCTCGATACGCCTACCCAGGCGAAACTAAGTGGGCCGAAAGAGCCAAGGTCATCGCAAAGACTATCGCGTCAGCAGAGCTAGACGAGGATAAGGAGCGCGTAGAGAAAGCTTTCTATGATGCTATCGGTTCTGGGGATCTGATCCCTGGTGGACGCATCATCTTCGGCGCGGGACGTAACCGTGGTCGTCACAACCTACTTAACTGCTACGTCATCATCCCTGAGGACAACGTAGACTCCATCGGTAAGACGGTGCAGGATATGTATCGTATCTCCTGTGCTGGTGGTGGCGTTGGCTTCAACGTGTCCAAGCTTCGTCCTAAAGGCGACAACATCGGCAGCGTAGCTAACTCGGCTCCTGGTGCGGTGTCTGTTCTTAAGATGATCAATGAGGTAGGTGAGCACGTTCGCGCTGGTAAGAACCGACGCACTGCGCTCATGGGTATCCTTAACGTCACCCACCCAGATCTTCTTGAGTTCCTCTCTGTTAAGCTCGATCAAGGTCAGCTAAACAACTTCAACATTTCCGTTGCTATCACCAACCGATTCCTTGAGGCTGTCGAGCTTGGTGAGGATTGGTACTTCAGCTTTAACAACAAGGAGTATCACCTCTACGATGTCGCCCGCAGCAGTGATGGTGAGGTTCTTCGTATCATCGGCCTAGATGAAGAGGATGCTCTAGCTAGAGCGGAGAACTTCCACAAGGTTGCCTGGACTGATACCTTCGAGATGCAGGGGCAAAGAGATATGAAGGCGCGTGAGCTTTGGGATCGCATCTGGAAGAACTCTGTAGAGTCTGGTGATCCTGGTATCTATAACATTGATCTAGCTAACAGCTACACCAACGTATCGTACTTTGAGGATCTTGACAGCACCAACCCCTGCGGTGAGATTTCTCTACCCTCTTACGGTAACTGCTGCCTAGGAAACATTAACCTAGACAACATGGTTCTTGAGGATGGTTCAGATATTGACTGGAAGCGTTTCGCTAGGACAGTTCGCACGGGCGTTCGATTCCTTGACAACGTGCTTACGGTAAACACATTCCCGACCGAGGAGTGCAAGACCGTTGCAGAGCGTTCGCGTCGAGTTGGTCTTGGTGTAACGGGCCTTCACTACATGCTTATTCGTCTTGGCCTACGCTATGGTTCTGAGAAGTGCCTTGAGTTCCTTGAGCGCCTATTTAGTACCATGCGTGACGAGGCATACAAGATGTCGGTGTATCTCGCTAGAGACAAGGCTCCGTTCCCTGAGTTTGATTACAAGAAGTATCTTGACGAGGAGTTCGCTAAGACTCTTCCCGCTCGTATCCGAATGCTAATCAAGAAGCACGGAGTTCGTAACGCAGTCATGCTTACGATCCCTCCCTGCGGCACTACGTCCATGCTTTTCGGTCTTTCTAGTGGCATTGAACCAATCTTCTCTGCTATGTATAATAGGCGCTACCGTCAGGCTAACGTCTGGAAGGAGTCTCTTGTTGTCGATCCACTCTTCCAAGAGTATTTCGAGAAAGGTAAAGACCTCTCCCCGTTCGTTGGTGCTTATGACGTAGCACCGGAGGACCACATCAAGGTCCAAGCTACTATTCAAAAGTATATTGATTCTTGTATCTCCAAGACAATTAACCTTCCTGCGGAGGCAACTCCTGAGCAGTTCTCACAGGCGGCTCTAGACTTCTCTCCTTACCTGAAGGGTCTTACTGTCTACAGAGCAGGGTCAAAGGGTAACGAACCGCTACAAGCTATTCCACTAACGGAGGAAAACATTGGAAAATACATGTCAAAACCAGAACCCATCGAAGCCGCAGTCCAATCAGGAGACGCATGTGCAGCCACTGGAGGCGACTGCTGAGTTGGAGCCCCTTCCGAGGGACGACGACCCATACTGGGAAGACTGATGGCAATATTTGAATGGGCATGTCAGGAATGTAGTATCTACTGGGAGAGAGATCTCCCAGTAGGTAAAGCTCCAGACAGAACACGCTGCCCCAAGTGTAACAAATTATCAGAACGCTACTACGCTAACCAAGGTGTAAATGTAAAGTGGGGCGATGATAAAGATTTCCATACAGTGCGGTCTCGATATAAGAGGCACGCTGAAAAAGGATATGATAAGACCGCTGGAGATAGATTCCTAAATAGAAGTATTAAAGAAACTAAGGATGCGATGAATGACGAGTCTTTTCGTTACAAGCCTATGAACTTTAATTACGAAAAGATGGCCGAGGACAATATCGTCAGTAAGGTTTCCGATCATACTGCTGCAAAAAAGAAAGAGTTGTCGAAAAAATTCACTGAGCAGTCCTATGATATAGCTAACAAGAAAGGCTACAAAGACATCGGTAGCACTAAACTAGACATTACTAAACCAAAAAAACAATTCTAATAAAATGGCTTACGATTTCTCTGACAACATTCAGCGTGGAATCCTTTACTTTCTCAAGTCTGACAAGGACTTCTACCTGCAAATCGTCAACCTCGTAAAGCCGGAACACTTCGAGTATCCGTCTCATGCGCGGATCTTTACAACTGTTCGTAACTACTATGAAAAGTATGGCAAGCTGCCTACGGACGAGTTCATCCTACAAGATGTGAAGGATAAGCTTGGGTCCAGGGAAAGCGTGTCAGACTATGACGACGAGCTTACCTACATCAACGGTCTCGATGAGGGCACGATTAGTAACTCGGAGTACATGCTAGACATTGTGGAGACCTTCGCCAAGAAGGAGGCCATGAAGTCTGCTATTGCGGAAAGCATCTCGTTGGTCAAAGAAGACCGGATGGAAGAGGTTGAGGCTCTGGTAAAGGAGGCCCTCCTCGTCCATCGAGATGTGGACACGGGCCAGGACTACTTCACGGACATCCATATGCGGTGGGACCGTACCTTCAACGAGGAGAAGAAGGAGAAGTACAAGACTGTTCTGCCCTCCATCGACAGGTCCTTGGAGGGGGGCCTAGGCAAGAAGGAGCTTGCTATGGTCGTAGCCCCTCCTGGCGTGGGCAAGTCGCTTTACCTAGTCAACCAGGGCGTACAGGCGATGATGGAGGGACAGAAGGTTCTATACGTCTCCTTGGAGATGAGCGAGGACAAGATCGCGCAGCGGTTCGACTCGGTGACTACGCTCGTACCGCAGTTCAAGCTAAAGGATCCCTCCTCTCAGCTTACGGTCAAGGAGAGGCTCAACATGTTCAAGGAGAGGTTCCCAGGCAGTGACCTAGTAATTAAGGAGTTTCCTACGGGTCAGGCGTCTTCAAACACCGTCCGCAACCTTCTGGTTCAGCTACAAAACTACGACGAGTTCAGCCCCGATCTTGTAATTATTGATTACCTTGAGCTTATGCGCCCAGTGCGTGAGATTGAGAAGGAGTACCTCGCGCAGCAGCGTATCGCTGAAGAGGTCAGGGGCGTGGCTATGGAATTCAATATCCTTGTTTGGACTGCAACGCAGACTAACAGGCAGGGACGTATGGTACAGGTCATCACTGACGCAGAGTTAGGCGACAGCTACGGCAAGATCCGTACCTGCGATTTTGCTATGTCCTTGAACCAGTCAGAAGAAGAATTCGACAATGGTGTCATGCGTGCCTATGTAATTAAGTCCCGTAACGGACGCCCAAGGTTCTCGGTTCACATGGGGGTGGATTATGGTACGCTTAGGATGACGGAGATTGACGGAGGTTTTGATGCCGACTAAACAGCACAATATTTTAGATAGACTGGTTGATGAGGGTATCACAGAAGTTTTAGTAGGATATCGCTCGTACAGACTAAATATTAAGAGAGGATTGAGAGAAGCTAGTGAAAAGTGTTATGGCTCCGCAGACTTCGATAAGGGAATTATCTCTTTGGAGAAAGACATGGACCATGAGACTGCCAGAGAAACACTGGTGCATGAGCTTACTCACATCGTTCTTGAACTTTGTGGACTAGGGGGAAACGAAGACACGGGTATTGTGGAACCTCATACTAATGAGGAGATCACTACCTTGATTTCAAGAGGTTGGCTAACGCTAATAAACCTTAACCCAAAACTATTCAATATTATCAATGAGAACCCTAAAGAGCTACGAAGTATTTCAGAAACTTCCTGAAGTACAAACAAGAATTTCCATAAATAGAAGCGGGCAATGGGTTTTTGCTACTATCCCCGAAGACACTTTCGCCCGAAAAACGAAAACGCAAAGATTCTATCTAATTAATGAACCGTTTGGTCTATGCTTATCTAATCAAAATAACCCTAAAAAGCGTTATTCGAGAGGATTGCCGGGAGACTATATAGCCGCAGACCCAAACGGAAACTTAACTATTGTCACCGCTGCTGACTATGCTAGGCAATTCCCGAAAGATCGCCCTAGCGGAATGACGCCGCCCCCAAACTCAGACGATTTTTTGAGAGAAAGTTCTCAAACATCTTCTTCTAGCCCCTCTAATAGTAGTACAATAAATTCACCTTCTACTGGAGGATCAGCGAATGCTCGATCAGGAAATACAAGAACTTCTTACTAACTTTAACTGGGAAAACTACAAGGAGATTTCTCAGGCGATCTCAAAGGTAAACCAAAACCAAATTGAAACGGAAATGGCACATCAAGCTTCCATGTATTCGTACTATCATGGACTGATGGCATCTGCAAAGCATGAGTACAATGATTTGAATACAGATGTAAACGCCCTCACCGCCAAGCTGCGGGCAGGGCATAAGAATGCATCATCCGTTAAGCTTACAGCAAAAGACCTAGACGATCTGGTCATGAGCGATGAAGCTTACATTACAGCGAGCAAGGATCTGAACGAAGCTTCGTTCAGGTACGAGGTTCTCAAGGGCTTGTGTCGGGCTCTTGAGCATAAGAAAGACATGATTGTACAAATGTCAAGCAACCGACGCGCAGAAACTAAACTTTATAACTGAGGAAACTACAATGGCTATTGATCTAGAAGCACTACGGCGTAAACACGAACAACTTAACGGTGGAGGCACTACCTCCAACAACTCGGACTTCCTTAACAAGTTCTACCAAATCCCTGAGGGCAGCAACGCTGTCCGTATTCTTCCTGGCAAGGATGAGGACCATGAGTTCTATGCGGAGACTAAGATCCACCGCGTGACGGGTCCTGATGGGAACACCAAGAACTACCACTGCCGTAAGGTGCATGGTGAGGCTTGCCCTCTGTGCGACCTGTACTACGGTCTGTGGAAGACGGGTAAGAAGGAAGACGAGGATCTTGCGCGGCAGATTAAGCCTCGCGCTCGTTACTACATGAACATCCTTGACCGCAACTCTGGGGATGTCAAGATCCTCTCTGTTGGCGTCATCCTGTTCAAGAAGATCATTGCGGCTATGCTTGACGAGGACTTCG